AAAAGTTACATATAAGTCAAGTTTTTTTGAAAAAAAAAGCGAAAAATAAGCTAATTTATAATTAATCTAATTAAGGAGTGAATCAGAAACCGGCTTTCCTTTCCTCAACATCAAGGAATTCATCATCGTTAGCAACGAAGTGAGATATAACTTCACCCCTTAATTTATTTTCATTATAAATAACAATGTTATTTATTTGTTATTCAAAATGTTATAGAGATAGATATAACCTGTTATCAGTGTTATGCACAAAAAAAGTAAAAATATTGTTATGGATTTAATCTAAATAACAATAATTTTTATTATTTTTGTAGGGAAACCAGACAAGAAATATATATGTATCAACGCAAGTCAAATCCGAATGGAGTAGGAAGAAAAGGATCTTACACAAAAGATATCCCTGATAGGGCATATAAATTATGTCTTTTAGGGTTGAAGGATGCGGATCTCGCTGTTGCTTTCGGGGTAGGTGTATCTACTGTGAATTATTGGAAACAACATAAACCAGCATTCGCGAAGGCCGTTAAAGAGGGAAGGATGGAAGCTGATGCAAATGTTGCCAAAGCATTATACAACCGTGCTATTGGATACTCACATCCTGATACAGTCATTCTAACCAATCGCGTGGATGTCTATGATGAGGATGGTAAGAAAATAGAAACAAGAACAGAACCTTTAATTGTAGACACGATCAAACATTATCCACCGAGTGAGTATGCAGCGCATAAATGGTTAACATTAAGGCAGAGAGAGTGGTGGGCGGAAACACAACAGATAGAACATCGACACACTCATCATGGTCACATAGATTTTAATCATATCATTGAACAGATTAGTGATTCGGAACGATTCACAGACGCGGAGTTAAAATTAGCATTGAAACTGGGCCTCAAAGCAAGGGCAAACACTCCTGAAACCGATGACTGATAAAAAAATGGGTAATAAAGCTCCAAAAAAAGCAGTAATGGAGGAGTTAATTAACAATCCATTATTGGTGATACGAGAGTTGAACAATAGGAATTTCTATAATTTTTTGAAATTCTTCTGGCCTGAAATAAGTAACGACACATTCAAAACAAATTGGCACATACCATACCTTTGTTCCGAACTCCAAGAAATAGCAGAAAGAGTCGGACGCCGAGAATCAAGAAAGCATGATCTATTGATTAATATTCCACCAGGTACGACCAAAACCATAACATGTAGTATCATGTTTCCGATATGGTGTTGGACACGTTGGCATTGGATGAGATTCATTACAGCAAGTTATTCAGCATCATTGGCTCTTGAGTCGGCGGAGTATAGTCGGGACATTATGAGAAGTGAGAAGTTCAAGGCAGTGTATCCGGAGTTGGAGATTAAAGATGATAAGGACACCAAAAGTAATTTTAAAGTAGTCAAACGTGTATTAGGATCTTTCCCAGGTCGCCAGTCCCGGATTCTACATGGAGGAAATAGATATAGCACATCAATAGGAGGTACGGTGACTGGGTATCATGGACACATTAATATCTGGGATGATCCAATCAATCCGCATAAGGCAGTCAGTGAGGTAGAACTCAACAATGCCAATCGCTGGGTGGACACAACGCTGAGCATGCGGAAGACGGATAAGGAAGTCACTACTACGATTGGTATTATGCAGAGAGTTCATGAGAATGATCCGTCCGGCCATATGTTGGCTAAGAAGAAGTCCAACTTGAAACACATTTGCCTCCCAGGTGAAATAAGAAATTATCGTGATCAGTTGGAACCAAAAGAACTTGAGAAGAATTATAAGAACGGGTTGTTGGATCCCAAGCGAATGAATTGGGACGTGTTGAAAGATATGGAGGCTGATCTGGGTCAGTATGGATACGCTGGGCAGATAGGACAGAAACCAACACCCCCTGGTGGCGGAATGTTCAAGGTGGATAATTTGATTGCCGTTGAGAAGCTTCCTTCTGAGGTGGATATTAAGGAGGTTGTTAGGTATTGGGACAAGGCCGGCAGTCAAGATACCGGGGCCTACACCGTAGGAGTGAAGATTGCTCGTGATAAGAAGGGCATATTTCATATTGTAGACGTGAAAAGATTTCAGAAATCTGCAGAGGAGCGTGAGCGTATTATAAGACAGACGGCTGAGGCCGATGGTAAGGCGGTTAAACAATACATTGAGCAGGAGCCAGGCTCCGGAGGCAAGGAAAGTGCTGAGGCAACAATAAGAAACCTGGCGGGGTTTAGGTGTGAAGCGGACCGTCCAACAGGTGATAAGGTATACCGGGCAGACCCCTTCAGCGTGCAGGTTAACAACGGTAATGTTACCATGTTGAAAGGAGATTGGAACCATGATTTCGTAGAGGAGCTTCGGTTTTTTCCTTTTGGAACTTACCAAGACCAGGTGGATGCCGCGAGCGGCGCTTTTGAGAAGGTTAGGGTCGGGAACAGAGTCAAAATATTGTAATCGTTAAGAAATAGCACAAGATATGAAACGCAGGAGATACCCAAAAAATGGAAAGGGTGTAAAAACCTTCCAACAAATCGCAGGAACTGAGATTGGCCGTGCATTACTGACCCGCAATATGGGTTACCAGTACGGAACCGATCGCAACATCTATTCTGCGCTCGGTTATCCGGCCACCAGGGCCTTAACTTTTGAAAGTTATTATGCCCGTTACCAGCGTCAGGATATTGCGAAAGCCGTTATTGATAAGCCGGTTGATTACACCTGGAAAGGTCGACTGGACATTGAAGAACCCCAGGTTGAAGACGATACCCAGTTGACTGGGGCATGGAGAGGTTTAGAAGAAGAACTTGGTTTGAAAGGGATTTTCTCAGAGGTGGACAAGTTGACAGGTATAGGCCGATTTGGGGTTCTTCTCCTGGGTCTTGATGATGTTAAGAGTAGAGACGGTTGGAGGGAACCTGCAGAGGATGCAAGAAGACTTCTGTATGTGAAACCCCTCGCGGAAGGGAACGTTGAATTGAAGGATTGGGAAAAGAACCCGTCCGATCCACGTTACGGGATGCCTCGGTTTTATTCCATAACGGTGGGGACGCCTGGTGAACAAGGCACTATGCAAATTGATGTTCACCACAGTCGCGTTATCCATATTACCGATGGGTTGGGTTCTGGGGTGTACGGGACACCGCGGTTGCAGAGCGTTTACAACCGCTTGATGGATTTGGAAAAGATTGTTGGTGGTGATGCTGAGATGTTCTGGCGCGGAGCCCGCCCCGGGTATAATTACAGTTTGGATCCTGAGTATAAGATGGGGGATGATGAGGAAGAGACGCTTCAAACAAGGATTCAAGAGTATGAGCATAACTTGAGAAGGTTCATTGTATCACAAGGCGCCAGCATCAATTCCTTAGCCCAACAGGTAGCTGATCCATCTAACCACGTGGATGTCCAAATCCAAATGATCAGTTCAGTGAAAGGCATCCCCAAACGGATCTTAACAGGTTCGGAACGCGGTGAGCTTGCCTCCAGCCAGGATCAGGAGGAATGGTTGAGCACGATAGCAGCCAGGCGGGACGAGTTCGCAAGCCGGAAGATAGTTAGGCCGTTCGTTAACCGGTGTATTGAGCTTGGAATATTACCGCCCCCGCAGGATGAGCGTGAAGGCTACACCGTCAGATGGGAGGACTTGTTTGCCAAGAGCGAAAAGGACAAGGCCGAGATAGGTAAGACGCGGGCGGATGCGCTGAAGGATTACGCAGGCGAGGCGGCCGCTCAAGTTATAATGCCGCCCCGGGCGTTTTATGAGATGGTTATGGGCTTCAGTCCTGATGAGGTTGATCGGATTGAAGAGTTAGTCGGGGCTCAGGTACGCGAAGAAGAAAATGATTTTGAAGACGAGGAAGAATGATATGCAATTGCGCACATAAGAGTGATATTGTGACGTTCCAACAGGCCGAACGTTATGACCCGACTCGCACGGTTACGGCGCGGAATGAATTCGCAAGAGAGATGAGCAAGAGGTTCCGTAGATTGAGGGGAATGATCCGCGAGGCGATTGTGGAGCGTGATGTGTTTGGGTTGCAGGCCTATGGACTTCCAGCAAGAGAGGCGTTTGACTTCCCTCGCGACAGCCGCAAGGTGGCGGCCTTCATGGAGTGGTTGAGACAACAGCAAGTGGATCAAATATTAGAGGTCACCGATATTCAGCAGGTGGGCGAAGGAGTTGATCGAGCCTGGACGAATAAATACATACAACGGAATTATGAAACTGGAGTTAAGCGTGCATCAACCGAAATGAGAAAGGCCGGGATCGACGTTCCTACCATGGAGCAGAGAGGAGGCGTTGATGCCGTTATGGGAGGAGCTGTCCATGCCGATCGCGTTGGGTTGCTTTACACCCGGGCGTTCGAAGAGTTGAAGGGCATAACTGAGGCGATGGATCAGCAGATTTCTCGGGTGTTGAGCGAAGGGATGGCTGAAGGACAGCACCCGCGTACGGTTGCGAGAAGGATTAATGCTACCATCAGCGGAAAAAAGATGGGTGAGTTAGGAATAACAGACACGGTTGGAAGGTTCATCCCAGCCGAAAGGCGGGCGCGTATGATGGCTCGGACGGAAATGATTCGCGCACACCATATTGGGATGGTTCAAGAGTATAAGAATTGGGAGATTGAGGACGTGCGTGTTAGAGCCGAATGGCGGACGGCCGGCGATCGAAGGGTTTGTGAGGAGTGCGCCGCGTTGGAGAGCAGAACGTTCACATTGAAGGAGATTGAGAACATGATCCCTTACCACCCGGGATGCAGGTGCGTGGCATTGCCGAAAAGGCCTCAAGACGCGCGCTTGGGTGTTCAGCCAGAGATAGTAGAAATGAGATAAAAACGATAGGCAGATGGAAAAGAAATTGAGAATACATACTGAAACAGGTCAACGTTACCAAGTGCGTTATGAAACCCTTCAAGGCAGAAACCACTTGGTTGTGCCTGTGGTAATGATGGTGGAGGGCGTTCATGCAGGAAGCCGCGGGCCGGTTCTGCACCTGGCTGAGGAGTTTGAGAGCTTCACTCCAGCGTGGAACGGCATCCCGGTTACAATCGACCATCCCAAAAGGGACGGTCAATTCGTTTCGGCGAACGATCCTGAAATGATTGAGACTTCCACCGTCGGGCGAGTGTTCAACACCCACGTCGATGGAGAGAAACTCAAGGCCGAGGCCTGGCTGGATCAGGAGAAACTGAAGGAGGTTTCGCCTGAGGCCTTGTCACATATTGATGGAGGCAAGGAGTTGGACGTGAGTGTTGGTGTATTCACTGAGGATGATAATACTCCCGGCAATTGGAACGGAGAGGCTTATGAATCAATAGCAAGAAATTATCGACCCGACCATCTTGCCTTATTGCCGGGAGGCGTCGGAGCCTGCTCCTGGGAAGATGGTTGTGGTGTTAGAGCTAATGAAAAGAATGAAGGAGGAACTGATGTGAAACAAGATGTGTTCAAAAACAAGGAGGATCTTGTGGCCTTTGCAACAGGTTACAAGGAGCTGATAGATCGAGCCCGTCAGAAGTTGGATGCTATGGATACGAACACCCGGGTCCACTTGTTGGAAGAGGTGTTCGAGGATCATTTGATCTATCGCGTGGCAACCGCCGAAGGCGAGGAGAGCTTCTATCGGCGAGAGTACTCAATCAACGAGGATGGCTCCATAGAACTCGAAGGCGAGCCGCAACCTGTTGAGAAGAGGACAGAATTTGTTGCGCTGTCCGATGGACAAAAAGAAGAAAAACAAATGTTTAACTTGAAAAAATTTTTTGGAATGGGTAAAAAGAAAGATGAAACAGTTAGCACCTGTGTCGAAAATAAGGTGCAGGAGCTAATCGACCATGAGGGCACTCGTTTCACCGACGATGACCGCGAATGGTTGGAAGGACTCGGCGATGTTGAGGTGTTGGAGCGTCTGTTCCCTGCAAAGAAGCAGGAGGAGGATGAGCCAGCCGCCAACAGCGACGAGGGAGGAAAGGAAGACAACCGCAAGGTTACCAAGGAGGAAGCCATGGAGGCTCTTCAGGGGTTGTCTCAGGATGAGTTCATGAAGTTCTTGCCCAAGGAGGTGAGAGAACAGATTGAGCATGGGTTGAGCATCCATCGCGCCGAGCGCGAGAAGAAAATCGACCACATCATGAACAACACCCCGGAAGGCACCTGGGAGCGGAAGACCTTGGAAGCCATGGAAACGAAGACGTTGGAAAGCCTTGCCGCTTCGGTGAAGCCCAAGGCGGATTATTCGCTTAATTCCGCAAGCAACGAAGCTGGCTCGGAGCCTGAGGAGAAGTTGCTTCCCTTGGGTGTTAAGGAGAAGAAAGAAGAGAAATAATTGTTGAACCTTTTTAAACGAGAAGATTATGTCTAAGAAGACTGTTAAATTGAAGAAGTATGTCGACAACGTGGAGGAGCGAAAATCAGCAACCGGCCAGGATGATATTAAGCCGGGAATGCTGTTGGAGCTTGACTCTGATGGCGACGTAAAGAAGCACGATGACGAGGATGGCAATGCCGCTCCGCTGTTCGCTCTTGAGGACGAACTCCAGGGCAAAGGCATCGAGGAAACCTACGATGCGGAGGAGTCTGTGTTCGTTTGGGTGTGCGTGCCTGGTGAGCAGGTGTATGCCATATTGAAGGATGGAGAGAACGTCAATGCTGGGGCCTACTTGGCGTCGAAAGGCGACGGCACTCTGAAGGAGTGGGGTGAACCCGGCAGTGCCGGAGAGGTCGCATCCCGCTCGGTTGTGGCGCAGGCGCTTGAGAGCGTCCATGCGGACGACGAAGACACAAGGATCAAAGTTCGTGCGCTGTAAAAAATGAATGTTGAATTGTAAAAATGGAGAAGACAATGAATGTTAATATTGATTATGTAGGAAAGGAAGCCAGTAAGGGTTCTGTAGCACAGCACCTCGTCGCCAATTCCAAGCTTGAGCCCGGTCGAATGAGGCCGTGGATCGGCAAGGATGGCGGTGTGTACGTAACCGTCCACACCGGGGGTGATCGCAAGGATCCTNCTAATTACAAAAGCGTTCCCGTAATGGCGAACGGCACGTTGAGGCGTGACGAATGGAAGCAGCTGGATGAAGCGGTTCATCAGGTTGCTGAACAAAGGTTGGTTGGGTTTCAGGATCTAACCGATCGCGGGTTGACTTACAACCTGGGCAATGCCATGGGCACCACGGTTCTTGAGCATCACAAAATGTCAGATGCCCTTGAGGCAGAGCTGAGCATGGATGCCGTAACCCGTACCCAGGGCGATAGGGTGGAATTCTCAACCGAATATCTGCCCATTCCGATCGTTCATTGCGATTATGAAATTAATGAGAGAGTTCTTGAGGCTTCTCGCAGAATGGGTAATCCACTGGAAACCCTTCAAGCCGAGCGTGCCGCACGCAAGGTGAGTGAGGAGCTTGAGAAGATGCTTTTCACCGACACCAAGTATAACTACGGTTCGGGGAAGATTAAGAGTTTCATCAATTACGATGACCGTAATGAATACAGCCTGGATGATAATTGGGATGCCTCTGGTGTTTCCGGTAAAGGTATCATCGAGGATGTATTGGGAATGAAACAGATGTCCATAGATAATTATCATTATGGGCCTTGGGTTCTGTACATTCCAACCAAGTACGAAACCAAGCTGGATGAGGATTACGATGACACCCGCGGAAACACCATTCGCGAGCGTATCCTTGCTATCCAGGGGATACAGGACATTAAGGTGATTGACATGCTGCCTGCTAATAATGTTCTGTTGGTGCAGACCACTTCCGACGTTGTGCGTATCGTACGCGGTATGGATCTGCAGAACGTTCAGTGGGAGACTGAAGGCGGCTTTGTTCACAAGTTCAAGGCTCTGACCGTACAGGTTCCCCAGATTCGTTCTGACGACAACGGCAGGTGCGGCGTTGTACATGGATCATAAGAACAAGCTGTTAATCACACAGCTTAATCATTCGTAAAACCTAAAAATGAATAATTATGGCTACTAAAAAGAACACAGGTGAGAAAACTTTCATTAAGAGAGGTGGCGGTTCGTTGCGTCTGAAGGACGGCCGAACCATAAAACCAAATGAGAGGTTCTATGCGAGGCTGGAGTTGATACCCATGTCCTTCAGGGATAGCATTGAGGAAGTCCAGCCGCGGGCAAGGGCTTCTAAGAGCGCTTCTGAGGAGGAGTCGCAGGCTGAGGCAGATGCTCAGAAGGAAGAATACACCGTAGAAGCAAGGCAGAACGCCCCGGGCTTCTATGATGTGAAAGACTCCTCGGGGAAGCTTCTCAATGAGAAGGCTTTGAGGAAGGAAGATGCCGATGCTTTGAAAGAAGATCTTGAAAAGAAGTAATGAGCGCAGGGCAGAAATATTGGACAGTCCCCAGGATGTGGGAAGAAGGGGAATGCTGGATTTTGGGTGGAGGCCCTTCATTGCCGGAGCAGTTTGGCGTCCCTGAGGACGTCATACAAGACGTTCGGCAAGGCCGCAAACCCGTCTCGGCATATTCTCCTTTCCTTTCCTCAATCCACAACAAGCACGTCATAGGCGTTAACATGGCGTTCAAGTTAGGGGAATGGATCAGTGTTCTGCTGTTCGGCGATGAGGAGTTCTACAGAAGGAACAAGTTGGATATCTTGCGTTGGAGGGGTTTGCGAGTGAGTTGCGTGAAAAGGTTATCCGGCTCTCGTAAGGATGACCCCATGCCGAAGTTCGTTTTTCCAGGAGTGAAGATGTTGGAAAAGGTGAATACACAGAAGAAAGGCATCTCGCCGGATCCTTCGGTATTGTACATGAACAACAGTGGCGGAGCGGCTATAAACTTTGCTGCCCATGCTGGAGTGAAGCGGATTGTTTTGGTGGGCTTCGATATGAACGAAACCTCAACAGGTACTCATTGGCACCAGTTATATGAGAAGAGGTCAGGTTGGGAGCCTCCGTTCAAGAAGCATTTGAAAGGTTTTCCTGCGATTGCTCGGGATGCTGAGCGTATGGGAATCGAGATTATTAACGCCTGTCCAAATAGTGCGATACAAGAGTTCAGAAAAGCGAATGTAAAGGATCTGTTATAATGGATAGAAGGTACAACATAGTCTTGCTACTGAAAGAAACTGAGAAGTTCTGTTTTTGGGATGTGCGGCTTATTACTCACCATATCAGAAAGCATTGGAGTGGTGAGCGGGCGCCTCGTATTGTTTGTCTATGGGACAGAGCGACGAGCGTTTTTGAGCTTGGTAGTTTTGAGCTGTGGCCGATGCCGCATCCTGATTACCGGGACTGGTGGTGCAAGATGAACCTTTACCATCCTGATTTGGATTCGTTGAGACCGTTCTTGTATCTGGATTTGGATACCGCCGTGCTTGGGGATTTGAAGCCGTTGATGGATAAGATATTGGATGAGTTCCCTGATGATTTTATAATGCTGGAGGACTTCAACATTAAGGATCAGCCATCAGGCGGGGTCATGTGGTTCCCGGCTGGCGATGATGAGAACAACAACACCATTCTGCAGGCTTTCGCGGAAAGAGGAGAAGAGGTTAGGCGTACTGATGTGTTCTTGGAAAAGTATCGTGGGAAGCCGGATCGTTACTTCCAAGATTTTACCGATGAGATTGAAGCCTTCAGAGTATTGATGAAACGCGTAAAGAAGACGTCTGCACGTGGGCGGTGGTTAACGGAAGTTAATCAGAAGACAACTCTCGTATGTTTCTGGGGCAAAACGAAGATTCCTGCGGGTTGTAGAAAGGCCGATTGGGTGAAAGAGTACGTTAAGGATTTTGAAAACAGTTAATCATCATGAAGAAACCTATTTTCATAACAGGCATAGAGAGGAGCGGTTCGTCGATGATTGCGAAAATCGTTGGGGATTCTCCTGAGGTGTTCGTAGGCAACACCAAACGCATGCTGGAGAACGAGCGGTTGGAGTCGTTGATGATTTCGCGGTACGTGCTTGAGGGGTGCGACCCCATGGCACAAGACCCGTTACCGGAGCCGTCGTCCATTTCCATACCGGATTGGTGGAGAGGTGCGGTGTTGGAGGCTTTGGAACGCGATGGTTTCGATGCGGAGCGGTATGAAACCTGGATGTACAAAAGCGCCAGGCTTCTTCACACCTGGCCTTTGTGGGCAAAAACGTTCCCAGAAGCTCGCTGGATCATCGTTAGGAGGCGAACTGGTAGTATTGCCCAGTCATGTAGCAAAACCAACCATATGAGAGCCTATGTGGATAAATCGGATTGGTTGGTGTGGGTTAGACATCAGGAGCAGTTGTTACGCGATCTGGCGAACAGCGGGGTTCAATCAAGAATTGTATGGCCGCATAGAATGGCTCAAGGCGATTTCACCCAAATACAAGATACATTTCATTGGTTAGGATTGCGTTGGAGGTCAGATATCGAAGAACATATGAATGAAATACTGAAAAACAGTCGCGATGATGAGGACTACAAAAGAACAAGTTAGGGAAATAATTGATACCGGGTTGGAAGATAATGAGGTGGATGCTTTCATTAGCGGGGCGAATTCGATGGTTAATGCCTACTTGGCGGGTGAAGGTTTGAGCAGCACTCTGTTGGAGGAGATTGAGCGTTGGTTAGCAGCTCACATGATAGCGTCCACGCGCGAGCCTGCAGCCAAGCGCCAGGAAGCCGGCACGGCCAAGATCGAATACTTTGGTCAGTATGGCATGGGTTTGGATTTGACTGCTTACGGACAAATGGTTAAGTCGTTGGATACGAGCGGTAAGATGGCGGCTGCATCTAAGAAAAAGGTCGATATAAGATTCTTGTAATATGGGTATACTGAGTTTTATAAAAGAGGTTTGCGTACAGAAGGCGGTGTATTGGGGTTCTCCGGGCTCGGATGGCTATAAAAGGACATACGCGGATGCCGAGCAGTTGGAACCACCGGAGGACGGAGTCCGTTGGGATGAAACGGCCGAGGTTATGACCGATGACCAAGGCAAGGAGTTCGTTACCAAGGCTCAGGTTATGTGTCCAAAAGAACTGGACGTCGGTGGGTTGTTGTACCTCGGGGATAAGGAGGATTTGACCGAGGAAGAAAAAAGTGACCCCCGTAAAGTTGAAGGGGCTCGTGAGATTAGACGCGTGGACAAGACGCCATTGTTTAAGTCGAAGGATGAATTCGTATATCAAATATATGTTGGATAATGGGACGTAGAGTTAAGGCTAAAAGACCGTATCTTGAAGGATTGAACAAGGTTATGAAACGTCTAAACACCGAGATAAATAACATAGAAGGCGGAACGTTGAAGGGTTTAATCGGAGGTGCTATCGTTATCCGTCGGAGCATGGATGATCAATCCCCCAAGATACCGATAGGTACTACGGGTAACCTGCGGTCAAGTTGGTTCGTTGTGACGTCCCGCGGAGATACCGCCGAAGGGCAATCACCGCAGTTCAAAGGTAGAGGATCTGGACAAATGGCCTCCGATCATAATCGGGTAGTGGATCAAAATCGTAGTAAGGCACAAGGACAACGACAACCGTATGTGGTTATGGGGTTCTCTGCGAATTATGCTGGCTGGGTTCATGAGATGGTTGGAAACATAGCCTGGCAAAGGCCTGGGAGTGGTANCAAGTTTTTCCAGGCGGCTATCAGGAGAAACTTTCGTCCGGTATTGGAGGAAATAAGAAAAAATGCTCAAGNTAAATGAAAGCGGCAAGCGAACATATAGCAGGAATATTGGAAGATTGTAGTGATCTGGGTCTTGAGATAGGCGAGGACTTGTTCATAGGAGCGGAGCCTCCCAGTCCGGATAATTGCGTAACCGTTTTTGACACCCCGGGCCGCGAGCCGATGATAACTCTTGATGGAAAGAAGTATTATTACCCAGCCATACAGGTAAGGGTCAGAAACGTTGATTATCGCGATGCTTATTCCATTGCCTGGGATATATATGACAAGCTCAATGGATCAACTTATGATGTTGAGGATGACGATGTAAGATATACACTGATAACCGGCGACGCCGACCCTGCGCCGCTGGATAGAGACGAAAATGACAGGGTCAGAATGATTGTTAATTTTGAAACCCAAAGAAGAGGAGGAGTGAATTATGAGTAACAACAGCAACGCATTAACAGGTGCCGGTACTAAGTTTCAGAGAATGGAAGAAGACTCATCCCCCGCAGAATTTAAGACCATAGCGGAGGTGAGGTCTATTTCAGGACCTGACAAAAGCCGAGACACCGTTGAGGTGACGCCCTTGGACACGGATGATGGTTATCGGAAGTTCATTGCATCAGTACGAGACAGCGGAAGCGTTTCGCTGACTATGAATTTCACCCGTGATGGTTATGAAACCATCAACGATGATTTCGAGGACGATGAAGAGAAGAACTATCAAATTGTTCTTCCTGATGATGAGGAAACCACCCTGGAGTTCGAAGGGTTGGTGACTGAGCTTCCACTTGACATAACTCTTGATGATGCGATTACGGCAGACGTAACGATCAAGGTTACAGGTAAGGTGGACATAACCTATAACACTTAAGAAACCGGGAGTCTATTCTAATCAAGAATATAATCACTGATTGTAAAACCCTAAAAATATTAAATCAAAATGACACGTTACATTAATTACAACGGAGAGAAATGGCCTGTGAGAATGGTATACAGTGTTTTTAAGCGTATACAAAAAGACCAAGGCAAGAGCGCGGACTTATCCTCACAGGACATAGAAATGAATGAATACATGCTTTTCTATGCCCTTCAAAAAGGGTGTGAAGCGGAGAATATTGAGATGCCTTTTAAGGNTGAAGACATGGAGGCTGTGCTGGATGAATGTTTCTGGGAATTCCAAAAAATTATCCAGGAGTTCAGGCCCCCTGAGGATGAGGAGCCTGGGCAAAAGAAAAAGAAGGAGGGCAAAGGCTCGGGAAAGTAATGAAGCGGAACCCGGATGATGATATGGATAGGCTGTATGGTGCTGCCATAGCGAGATTCGGATTAACGCCTCGGCAGGTGTATGAGGAAGTGACGCCAAGAGAGATGTATTATGCGATGGAAGATTTTGAAAGTACTAACTTCGGCCCATCGCGGAACCTCTCAGAAGTTATGCGAATGGTGGCGTTCTATGTATTCAACACCAGTGTTAAGAAAAAGGACCGGGCTCGGCGTCCTTCGGACTTGTTCAAGTTCAGCTGGGAACGGGTTACGAAAACCCAAACTCTTGAGGAACAGAAGAATGCGTTACATGCCATCGCGGCGGCGTTCAAGAATAGGAACAAGGAGAAAGGGGAGCGAAAAAAGAAGAAAAAGAAAAAAGGTAAATAAATGGCGAACCTTGGAGAACTTACAGCTGTATTAACCGCTAACACCCAACCGTTGCGAGACGGATTGAGACAGACTGAGCGTGCTGTTGAGCAGTCCAGCAATCGGATGGTTAACAGCATGCAGCAGTTCAACCAGTCTATGCAGCGTGCTGGTGATCGCATGAAGAAAGTCGGTAAGACAATGTCTATGTATGTCACAGCCCCATTGACTGGTTTTGGGGTACTTGCCTTGCGTACAGCCGGTGAATTCGAGTCCTCGATGAAGAGAGTCGAAGCCATTTCTCAAGGCACAGCCGATGAAATGGAGGCTCTTGAAACGCAGGCGCGTGAGCTTGGCGAAACGACTATGTTTTCTGCTTCTGAGGCTGCGGACGCTATGAGCTACCTGGCGATGGCTGGTTTTGAAGTCAATGAGATGATGGGAGCTATGCCCGCAACATTAGACCTTGCCGCGGCCGGTCAGATGGAGTTGGGTCAATCTGCTGATATTGTTTCAGATGTTATGCAGGGTTTCGCCATGGATACCGAGGAAACTGAGCATGTGGTTGATGTACTTTCCAAGGCCTTCACCACAGCCAACACCACTCTTCATGGACTGGGTGAAGCTATGAGTTTTGCAGCTCCGGTTGCTCATACCTATGGAGTTGCCATAGAAGAAGCGACTGCGGCTGTGGGATTCCTCTCAGATGCCGGTATAAAGGCCGGGCGAGCGGGCACATCGCTACGCCAGGTGATGTTACGGTTGGCTGATCAGGCGGATGATCTGGGACTTAACATACGCGATTCTGAAGGCAACCTCAAGGATCTTGCTGATGTGTTGGAGGAAGTTGAGAATTCTGGTCTTCAAACTTCAGAGATAGTTGAATCCTTGGGCTCCCAGGCAGGGCCTGCGTTCGCAACCTTGATCGAAAGGGGTTCTGAGGAATTACGAGAATACACCGCGCAATTAGAGGATTCTGGAGGTACTGCCGAAGAGGTTGCTGATAAGCAGATGGAAGGGCTTCAAGGAGCCTTGAAAGAATTGAGATCGGCTTTTGAAGGGCTTCAAATTGCCATTGCCGAGGCAGGTCTATTAGAATTTGCCGCCGATCTTGTTGAGAAGGTTACTGGTTTGATAAGGCGTGTGGGTGATTGGAATCAAACGA